ATAGATTGTGATGCTGCTAACGAGGTATACTGATCTATTATATAGCTCGATCAGTGCATAGGTGGGAATTATATGCTGGACTTTCTGTTGTTTTGTTTTTTCAAGCAGAAGACGGCATACGAGATGCCTAAGTGACGGCAGCTCAGACGGCAACGTCGATATCCCGAAGCAGGTCGCGGCCTCTCAGGGTTACTGGATGGGTGAGGACGCGGACGCGACCGAATCTAACCTCGAACTCGGACAGATCCACCTGTCGGGCAAGACTGTTGCGGCCTTCTCCGAAATCACCCGTAAACTGATGATTCAGTCGAGCCTCGACGTGGAAGCATTGGTTCGCGCGGATCTCGCGAAGGCTCTCGCTCTGACCATCGACCGCGCCGGTTACTACGGCACGGGCTCCGATCATCAGCCGCTCGGCCTTGTTAACCAGACCGGCGTTAATGCCGTCGCGTTCGCCGGTTCTCAGCCGACCTTCGCGGAATTGGTCGCGATGGAAACCGAAATCGCATTGCTTAACGCTGACGTGAACTCGATGGCCTACGTCGGAAACGCGGCCCTCCGTGGTCACGCGAAGACGACTCTCAAGTTCCCGGGCGTGAACGGCTCCGGCACTATCTGGGAGCAGGGCAACACCATCAACGGTTATCGGACTGAAGTCACCAACCAGATCCAGACCGGCGACGTGTTCATGGGCAACTTCGCGGATCTTCTGATCGGTATGTGGGGCGGGCTCGAACTGTTGGTCGATCCTTACACCCACAGCAAGAAGGGCCGTCTGCGTGTCGTCGTCTTCCAAGACGTAGACTTCGCGGTTCGTCGCACTCAGTCCTTCTGCGTCGGCCGTCCGGACTAATCCGGCAACCAAACGGAAGAGGCCGGGAAACTCCCCGGCCTTTTTCATAAAGAGGAAATCAAATGTCCGAGACTATTCTCTTAAAAGTTACGTCCGCCCTTTGGATTGGCGGAAGCATTGCCAAGGCGGGCGAAATTATCGAAGTTTCCTATACGGAAGCGAAAGACCTTCTCGGTCGCGGGAAGGCGGTTCTCGCGGATGACGCGGACGCGCCGAAAGTTGCGCCTCGCCCTCTCTCCGTGAGCGGCACGAAGGAAGACGACGAAAGCGAAGGCGAGAATGACGCCGAAGCCCCGGTCGAAACCAAGTCACGCCGGAAGAAATAATGCCGTCGCCATCGTGGGATGATCTCGACGTGTTCGTCGCTCCGGAAGACTTCGGCGTCCCGGTCGTTCTCACGATGCAGTCGGGAGCCGTCCGGAACTTCTCCGGGATCTTCGACGACCCCTATCTGAATGCTCAACTCGGAGAATACGAGGCCGACACGTTCCGCCCGCGCGTGACGTGCAAGGAGTCGGACGTTTCCGGCGTGACGCGTGGCGATATGGTCGTCGTCGATGGGAAGACCTTCGACGTATTAAGCGCGCCACACATCGACGGGACCGGCTTCGCGTGGCTCGAACTCGCCCCGACTGATTTCTCGGCTTAACCGTGATCGGCCTTCACTTCGAGATCGAGGGCATCCGGGAGATCCAAGAGGCTCTCGGCGCGACCGATCGACAAGTTCGATTCTCGATGGCGCGCGCATTGGATCGAACCGCCGCGACGCTCCGGAAGATGAGTCAACAAGGATTCCGAACGGAACTCGGATTGAGGCGGACGGAGTTCATCCGGAAACGACTTCGCGAGATGAAGTTCCGAGGGGCGGGCTTCGCCGGGGTTCGTCTCTGGTATGGTCTTAACGATATGCCGATTTCCTACCTCAAGGGCGGCGTGAGGGCGTCTCGCAGATCAGGCGCGAGCAAGAGTTCCCAGATCGGGACGTTTCACTATCCGCACGGGTTCATTTTGCAGAATCCGAAGAACGGCCGCGGGCGATCCGTGTTCTATCGAACCGGCCCGTCTCGCTATCCGCTCAAGGAAGAATCCGCGCCGATCAAGGATCGGATGGACGTTTATATCGAAGACAATATCTTCGATCAGGTTCCCGAGATTTTCTGGCATCACTTCGCGAGCGATCTTAAATCGCGCGTCAAGTTTCTTTCGTGATAGGCCGACATGACCAACGCAAATACGACCGTCTCTCTCGATCAAGTTCATTCGGGGATCATCAACCGGATTAAGGCGAAGTTCCCGGCGCTTGAAACCGTCGAGGCCTATCGTCTCGACCGAAAGTCGCTCAAGGTTCCCGCGTGTCTCATCGAATTAACCGAGATGACGTGTCCCGTCGATCCTGATCCCGGGACGGAGCAACTCGCCGTGATGGCGCGTTTCGAGGCGATGTTCGTTATGAGTTTCAAGCAAGGAACCTCGAACCCGAAACTCGAGATCCGGAAACTCGCGGCCGCGTTCGCCGCCTTCGCTCGCCTTCAGAGGTGGGGATGCCCGATCGGTCCCGCGAACGTCCTCGGCGCGTATCAGGACGACTTCAATCCCGAACTAGATCAGTTTGAAGTATGGCGCGTGGAGTGGGAACAGATCATCCACCTCGGCGATTCAATATGGGAAGCGCCGCCGGATTGGATTCCGACCGAAGTCTATCTCGGCTTCGCGCCGAATGTGGGGCCCGCCCACATCGACGACTATATCGGCCCCCTGACAGGCAACCCCGAGGATAATCTCCCGTGAGCGCCCGTGATTTCGCGTTATCCGAACACGCCCGACAAATCTCCGGGATGCTCCGGATCGGCTCCGTCGTCGAACTCGACACGGAGAAGGCGCGCGTCAAGGTTCGCGCCGGAGGTATTGTCTCGGATTGGATTCCGTGGACGGAACGAAGCGCGGGACCGACTCGAACATGGAACCCGCCGCGACCGGGCGAGCAAGTTCTAGTCGCCTCCGTCTCTGGGGAACTCGAACACGGCGTCGTTATCGGCTCGCTTCATCAAGACAAGTATCCGCACGGCGGGACGACGAAGTATCAGGATAGAACCGTCTATCCCGACGGATCGGTCGTCGAATTCGACGCGAAGACGCACACGCTCACCGTAACGGCCGCGAAGGAAGGAAAGGTCGTCATTAACTGCAAGAACGCCGAGATCAAAGCGACCGGCGAACTCAAGATCGACTCGCCGAAATCCAAATTCACCGGGGATATTGAAGCCGACGGCGACGTGAAAGCCGGAAGCGTGAGCCTCAAGGATCACATCCACGGACAGGTTCAAGAGGGAAGCGCGAAGACCGGAAAGCCCGACGCATAGGAAAACCCTCAAGAGGAATCATGCCGTCCTTGCTCACAGAATGGCGCAATGGACGGAATGAGCATCGCGACCGGGAAGGCGCTCGGCGGTATCGAGCATCTTCGGCAATCAGTTATCGACATTCTCTCGACCCCTATCGGATCTCGAGTGATGCGTCGCGACTACGGTTCCCGGTTGTTCGAACTCATCGACGCCCCGATGAACCGCGAAACCTTCATGCAGTTTTACGCGGCAACGGCGGGCGCTCTCGAAAAGTGGGAACCCCGCCTCGCGATTAAGCGCGTCGCGGTCGTCTCGGCGAAACCCGGGATCGTGGAACTCGATATCTGGGCAAAATACTTGCCGAACGGAAAAGACATTAAACTCGATGGCATCATCGTAAAATGAGCGAAACTCAACTTCCCCTCGACTTGTCTCTCTTGCCTCTCCCGACGGTCGTCGAGGAGATCAACTTCGAGACAATTCTCGCCGCCGAGTTGGCGGATCTCCGCGCGAGAGATTCCGCATATACGGCGACGGTCGAGTCTGATCCGGCTTACAAGATCCTCGAAGCGGCATCCTATCGCGAGACCCTTCTCAGGGCGCGCGTGAATGATGCGGCGCGCCGTCGCTTGCTCGCATTCGCGGCGGGTGGCGACCTCGATCAGTTGGCCGCGTTCTATGGGGTCGCGCGTCAAATTATCGTCGCCGCTGATCCGACGGCGAATCCTCCGATCGATGAAGTTCTCGAGACGGACGCATCCTTCCGGATTCGCGTTCGCGAACACATCAAGGGATCGAGCGCCGCGGGAACGAAGTCGTGGTATCGATATCACGCTCTAAGCGCCACAACCGGCGCGCGCGACGTGGAAGTAGACGCCCCAGAAGGCGGCACGGTGCGAGTTTCCGTCCTCGGCAATACCGACACGGGGGTTCCGACCGAAGCGACCCTCACGGCCGTTTCAGACGTGGTTCTCTCCGATGCGATCCGCGGTCTCTGTCACGCGGTCTCGGTCGTGTCGGCCGATATCATCAACGTCGATATCGAAGCGAATATCAAACTCCTCCCGACGGTTCAGACGGCGTTTATCGATACGATCGACACGACGTTCCGCGCCGCGATCGAATCCTCGCGCGGTCTCGGATGGGATCTCTCTCCTTCGTGGATTATCGCGAACCTTCAGATCGCCGGGGTTCACTCGGTCGAGTTGGTCACGCCGTCGAGCCTGATCTCCGTCGCGCCTAATCAATGCGTCCACCTCGGAACGCTAACCCTCAATTATGCGGGGATGGCGGTCTAAATGGGGGCCTTCCAGACGATCCTCCCGAGAAACTCGACAAGCGCCGAACGCGCCCTCGAGGCGGCGATCATCGCGCCGATCGAAGTCGATGAGGGCATCGATAAAATCGTCACGCTCAAGGAGACTCCGCCGGAGTCGTTTCTCTTGTGGCTTGTCTGGGAATATGGTCTCGAGGAACTTCTCCCTTATATCCCCGACCTTCGCGCCCTCATCGCGCAAGGCCTTATCTGGGAACGCATCAAGGGAACCCCAGAATCTCTCCGGATGGTGTTCTCTTGGTTGCATTACGGCTCACCGGCGGTCGAAGAGGAAGAGCCTCTCTCGGCGCATTGGTTCGAATACATGGCGGACCCGGGCGGCGTTCCGCCCCGCTCCGATATCGAGGGGCTAACGCGTCTCGCGAAAATCACTTCTCCGGTTGGGACGCGATTGTCGCGTCTCTTTCACGGTTACGACGTGCGGAGATTCATTCTCGATCGATCAGATTGGGGCGACCTCCTTTCGGATAACTCCGGCTATTACGACCCGGAATTCGATATCGTTCTCTCCTTCGGACACAACTTCTCATCGGAAGCGCGTCTCGATACGACGAACATCATCGGATCGGGCCAGTTGAGCCGCGAGATCCTGACTCATCACATCTACGAGGATCGGGTCGTCTGGGACTTCCACAAGTTCGGCGACGTTCCGGTTCTCAATTATTCCGCCGGGACATTGCGCGAGCGTGAGAACTACTCCGCCGCGGCCGTCGTCGGCCAGTATTGGACGGGCCTCCCTTGGGTGGCCGAAACTTGGGAAAAACTCGGCTATTTTGTGAGGACAGAACATCATGGCGATCCTGCCTAAATCGGGCCGCGCGGCGATCGCGAAGGCCATCAAAACACAATCAATCCATTTAGCGTGGGGCCTCGGCGATAGCGCATGGACGACGCCGCCTGATGAGAACGCCGAAGCGACCGGACTCATCGCCGAAGTTGGTCGGCGCGCACTCACCGAGTCGGCCTTCGTGGTCCCAGACGAAGCCGGGAATATCGTTATCGACGGCGCGGGAACCTTCAGTCGCACGACCGAAGAAACCAATCAGATTTTCCTGTCGTTCAAGTTCGACGCGACGGATGCTCCGACCGCCGTCATTCGCGAGATCGGCGTCTTCATCGGAACGGTTATCGCCTCGGGTCTCCCGGCGGGACAGAAGTATTTTTCAACCTCCGAAATCGTGGACCCCGGGACGCTCCTCCAACTCGAGAACAAGGTTCCCGTCTATCGGGCCGCGAATACGCGCGAGTCCTTTTCAATTCTGATTACCTTCTGAGGCGGCTAGATGACTCTCTCCAACTATTACGACCGGACAGATCCGGCCAAGAAATACGATCGGCATCTCTTCCGCGCCGGGAAGGGACTTCAGTCGGCCGAATTGAACGAAATTCAGCAAGCGAGCATCTCGCGGATCAAGTCGATCGGCGACGCGATCCTAAAGGATGGCGATATCATCGCGGATTGCGCTTGCTTGGTGAACGTGGACACGGGCGAGACCGTCCTCAATTCCGGCTCGATCTACCTTCGCGGCATGGTGCGCGGCGTTCCCTCTGGGGCCTTCACGATCGCGACCGTCGGAATTGTAACGATCGGCGTTTATCTTTCCGAAGTTGAGATCACCGAAGCAGAAGATCCGACTCTCCGAGATCCGGCCGTCGGAACTCGCAACTATCAGGAAGCGGGCGCGGGTCGTCTCCAAGTCAATACCGCGTGGGGCTTCGCGGGAGATGGTTCCGCGGGCGATTTCTTCCCCGTATGGACCGTGATCGATGGCGTTCTCATCCCGAAGGAACCGCCGCCGAACCTCGACTCCGTGACGAACGCGATCGCGGCTTATGACCGCCAATCAACCGGCGGAACCTACGTCGCGAGCGGCCTTCGTGTGAGCGTCCTCGAGGATCGTCTCGACGGCTCTCAGGTTTACTCGGTCGCATCGGGCGACGCTCGAGTCGATGGCCGGAACGTATCAGTCCCGACCGCTCGCCGCGTGGTTTATCCTGCGACCGCGGATCTCCTTCGCATCACTTCCGAGCCGCACGTCTCGACCGGCACGACCGCGCATCGAGTGACGACTGATAGGTTCCCGATCGCGAACCTTGTCTCCGTGCAGATCACCGCGCAGAAAACCGCGACGATTACTCACGGCGCATTCACGGGCGCTCAAGACGGTCTCCCCGATAACTCGGTTCTCTCGATCCTGTCGGTGACTCAGGGCGGCACGACCTACGTCGCCAACACCGATTACAAGCTGACCGCGGGCAAGGTCGATTGGTCGCCGAGCGGCGCGGAACCTTCTCCGGGCTCCACCTACTCCGTGACCTATCAATACATCACGACGGTTACGCCGACGGCGGTCGATTCTTCCGGCATGACCGTGACGGGCGCTGTCTCTGGGACTCTGATCCAGATCACCTATGATGCGGCGCTTCCGCGTTATGACCGCCTATGCCTCGACTCATCCGGTCAATTCGTGTGGGTGAAGGGCGTCGCGGCCGATTATTATCCGATCGCTCCGAGCGTTCCGAATAACCTCCTCCTCCTCGCGACGGTTTCCCAGACGTGGAACGCCGACTTAGCGAGATCCATTCGGAACGATGGCGTCCGCATGGTTCCAATGGCGGATATCGAAGACCTCCGGAACGGGGTTATTGATCTCTATGACCTCATGGCCGAGCAGAAACTCAAGAGCGACGCGAACGGTCGTCTCGCGGCGGCGACGAAGGGCCTCTTCGTCGATCCCTTCCGGAGCAACGCCCAACGCGACGCGGGCGTCCCTCAGACGGCCGTCACCGCCTTCGGGTTTATGGTGATGCCGATCTCCGAGTCCGTGGTTTCCCTGACTACCCCGGGAAGCGCGATCGCTACGCTCGCGAAGAACGACGTGGCGGAACTCTCTCAGGATCTCCGTTCCGGCTCGATGAAGGTCAATCCGTATATGGCCTTTCAGCCGCTCCCGGCGAACGTCACGCTCACGCCGTCCGTCGATCACGCGGTCTCTGAAGTTATCACATGGGCTCCGGGCATCTTCACAAGCCATTGGCTCGGCCCGCTCGGTCACTATGTCGTCGATTCGATCGTCGTCTCGACTCAGACGCTCTCAAGTTCAACGACCGCGCTCCCGAACCTTCGTCAAATCGACGTGACGTTCTCGATCTCAGGATTCGGCCCGGGCGAAACCCTTTCTCAAGTCACATTCGACGGCATCGACGTAACGTCAACCGTCGCGGGAGTTTAATCGATGACAATTTCAGCAAATAGCGCGGGCGTCGTCTCTGGGAAATTCACGATCCCCGCGAGCGTTCCGATCGGCACGAAGCTAGTCGAGTTCGCCGGTTCCGGCGGCTCGAACGGCTCCGCGAATTTCACCGGCACGAACGAAATCAAGACGACGACTCAGCGCAAAATCACGGTCACGAATTATTGGGACCCGCTCGCGCAGACTTTCACGCTCGATAACGATTCCCAGATTTCGGGCGTCGATCTCTGGATGACTGCGAAGGGCACGACCCCGGTCGTCGTCCAGTTGCGCGAAGTCGAGAACGGTTTCCCCGTGCGTCGGATTCTCTCCGAGGCGATTGTTAAGCCGGTCGATATTGTCACCTCCGGCGGGACGACGCGCTTCGCGTTCCCGGAACTCCCCTATCTCCGCGCGAATACCGAATACGCGATCGTCGTTCTCTGCGATGACGCCGACGCGGCCGCATCCCTCGCGCAGTTGGGCAAATGGGACACGACTCACGGTCGATGGATCACCTCTCAGCCTTACCAGATCGGCGG